GATGTTATTGAAGATACTTCTGATTGGAATGAATCAACACGAGATATTCCTTTAGGATTGATGGATGAAGAATAGTGACCTGCTCAAACTTCTTGATAATATAAAACAAGAAGAAACAACGCACTCATTTGATAAAAATAGTAGAGTACTATTAATAGATGGTTTAAATCTATTTTTTAGAAACTTTGCTATGATCAATTATGTAAACCAAAATGGAGTACATATTGGTGGGTTAGGAGGATTTCTCCGCTCATTGGGTGCTCTAATTAAATTAAACCAACCAACCTCAGTTTACGTAGTATTCGACGGAATGGGTTCTTCTCTTAACAGGAAGAACCTACTTCCCGAGTACAAATCTAATCGTAACATTGCTCGAATTACAAATTGGGATATATTTGATAGTTTAGAGGAAGAAAATGATGCTAAAGTTGACCAAATATCAAGACTAATACATTATTTACGTTGTTTACCTGTTAATATAATTTCACTGGATAAAGCCGAAGCAGACGATGTTATCGCTTATTTAGCTACATATTATCACAATTTAGGTAAATCTAAAGTAGTAATTGTATCTAGCGATAAAGATTTTATACAATTAGTAAACGAAAATATTACTGTATATCGTCCAACTGAAAAAGATTTTTATACCCCTGATACTGTAAAGGAAAAATTTGGCATATTATCCTCTAATTTTATCATTTATAAAACATTATTAGGAGATAAATCTGACCAAGTTCAGGGTATTAAAGGCTTAGGTGAAAAAGGACTACTCAAGAAATTCCCAGAATTAACTGAGCGTACTTTATCACTAGATGATATTCTTGATATTAGTGCTGAAAAATATAAAGAGCACATTGTATATTCTAGAATTGTATTTGAGGAGAACAATTTACGAGTTAATTATAAGCTAATGGATTTACAAAATCCCTTGGTAGATGAAAGTCAGATTCGTATACTCAAGGAAGTAATTGATAAACAAGTACCCTCTTTAGATATTCCTTCATTTACCCATTTGTGTAATGAGGATGGTTTAGGAAACATCTTAAAAAACATCAGTTATTGGTTACCAGAAAATTTTAAAGTATTAAATAGTTTTAGAAAGTAAGTTATGACATTAGGAAGTTTAGCCCAATATGGTACGGGATTTCAGACCAAAGTAATTGCCTGTTTATTGAATGATAAAAAATTCTTACAGACAATACATGATATTTTATCAGATGAATATTTTGATAACTCATCACACAAATGGTTAATCCAACAAACCTTAAAATATTACCAAGAATACCATACAGTCCCTAGCCTTGAATACTTCCAGGTTGAAGTTAAAAAAATTGAAAATGAAATTTTAAAAGTTTCATTAGTTGAACAATTAAGAGAATGTTATAGAACATTTGAGGCTGCTGAGGACATCGAATATGTTGAGAAAGAATTTGCTACATTTTGTAAGAACCAACAGTTAAAAAATGCGTTATTTTCAAGCGTAGAGATGTTAAACATGGGGGACTATGACTCCATTCGTTTCCTCATTGATAGCGCGTTAAAAGCGGGTCAAGACAAAAATATTGGCCACGAGTATGTTAAAGATATTGAGTCTCGTTACAGAGAAGAACACCGCAGTATTGTTCCAACTCCATTTGAACGATTCAATGAGCTATTGCAAAATGGTTTAGGTAATGGTGACTTAGGAATCGTGTTTGGTTCACCAGGTGGTGGTAAATCTTGGTGCCTTATTGCAATGGGTGCACACGCTGTTGAAATGGGATTTAATGTTATTCACTATACATTAGAATTAGGTGAAGGATATGTAGGTAAACGATATGATGCTTACTTCTCAGGAGTTAGTGTGGCTGAGGTTCATAACCATAGAGAAAAAGTACAATCTGCTATTGATTCATTACCCGGTAAGCTAATTATTAAAGAATACGCACCTAGAAAAGCATCAATTTCTACACTAGAATCACACATCCAGAAGTGCTCTGACTCTGAGATGAAGCCAGATTTAGTCATTATTGACTATGTTGATCTTCTTTCATCCTTCCGCAAAAATAAAGAACGGAAAGATGAGATAGATGATATTTATATTAGTACTAAAAGTCTTGCCCGACAACTTAATATCCCTGTTTGGACTGCCTCACAAGTAAACCGAGCTGGTGCAAAAGATGATATTATTGAAGGCGATAAAGCGGCCGGCTCATATGATAAACTTATGATTGCCGATGTTGCTATATCCTTATCACGTAAAAGGCAAGATAAAGTTAGTGGACTAGGAAGATTTCACATTATGAAAAACAGATATGGCATGGACGGTTTAACTTTCAATACAAAAATTGATACCACTACAGGACATTTTGAAATATTAGGTGAAAACTTTGAAGAAGATGAACCCCAACCAAAACAAAGTGCATACTCTAACCAGCTTGACTCGGTTGACAAATCGTTGTTAGCACAAAGGTTTTTTGAACTTAACCCCGTAAATTATTAAGAACTATGAATATCGAACAAAATATCTTGTCGGATGTAACCGTGTACCTTAAGTATGCCAAGTACGTCCCTGAAAAAAACAGACGTGAAACATGGGAAGAACTTGTTACACGCAATAAAACAATGCATTTGGACAAATTTCCTAATTTAACTGAGGAAATTGAAGCCGCATACAAGTACGTGTATGAGAAAAAAGTATTACCTTCAATGCGTTCAATGCAATTTGCTGGTAAGCCTATTTCCATTAACAATGCCCGTATCTTTAACTGTTCTTACTTACCAATTGATGACCATAGAGCATTCTCTGAAATTATGTTCTTGTTGCTTTCAGGCTGTGGAGTAGGATACTCAGTACAAACTCACCACGTTGAACAATTGCCCGAAATTAGAAAACCACTTAAATGGAAACGTTATCTAGTAGGTGATTCTATTGAAGGATGGGCTGATGCTGTTCGTATGTTAACTAAGGCTTACTTTGGTTATACCTCTACTGGTCCGATATTTGATTTCCGTGATGTTCGTCCTAAAGGAGCATCATTGATTACAGTTGGGGGTAAAGCACCAGGTCCTGAGCCATTGAAACTTGCTTTAGTACATATGCAAGCGATTTTGGACCGTAAACAAGACGGTAAGAAATTAACAACCGTTGAATGTCACGATATTATTTGTCACTTAGCTGATGCTGTATTATCCGGAGGTATTCGTAGGGCGGCTTTGATTGCTTTATTTAATTTACACGATGACAACATGTTAACTTGTAAATTTGGAAACTGGTGGGAAGATAATCCACAAAGAGGCAGAGCAAACAACTCAGCAGTATTGCTTCGTAATAAAATTGATAAAGATACATTTATGGGTCTTTGGAAGAAAATTGAAGCATCTAATAGTGGTGAACCTGGTTTCTTGTTTACAAATGATAAAGATGCTGGAACAAACCCTTGTGCTGAAATTAACTTAAAAGCTAACCAATTCTGTAACTTGTGTGAAATTAATGCCTCAGACATTGAAACACAAGAGGAATACAATGCAAGAGCTAAAGCAGCCGCATTTATTGGTACATTACAAGCCTCATATACAGATTTCCACTATTTGAGAGATGTTTGGAAACGCACAACTGAAAAAGAAGCATTATTAGGTATCGGAATGACAGGTATTGCCTCTGGAGCTGTATTCAAATTGAATATGAAGGAAGCAGCTAAAGTAGCTTGCGATGAAAACGAAAGAGTAGCAGCTATTTTAGGTATTAATAAAGCAGCTCGTGTTACTACAGTTAAACCATCAGGTACTACATCTTTAGTATTAGGCACCAGCTCAGGTATTCATGCTTGGCACGATGATTTCTACATGCGCCGAATTCGTTTAGGTAAAAATGAGGCTTTATACTCATACTTATCTATTTACCACCCTGAAATGTTAGAGGATGATGTATTTAAACCTACATTACAATCAGTATTATCTGTTCCTCAGCGTTCCCCAGAAGGTTCAATCACACGTAAAGAATCAGCTATGGACATGTTAGAGCGTATTAAAACAATCAACAAAGAATGGATCAAACCAGGCCATAGAAAAGGAAACAATATGCATAACGTATCAGCCACGGTAACCATTAAGAAAGATGAATGGGCTGAGGTTGGAGATTGGTTATATGAAAATAAAGAATACTTTACAGCATTATCATTCTTACCTGAGGACTTGGGAAGTTATGTACAGGCTCCTTTTACTACAATTACTAAAGAAGAATTTGAAGAAGCAGTAAAATCTCTTCATGCTGTTGATCTATCAAAAATAATTGAAATAGGTGATAACACGTCCCTAATGGACCAACAAGCGTGCGCAGGGTCAAGCTGCGAAATTGTTTAAAAAAACACTTGTTTTAAGATCCTACGCCTTTTGAGACTCCGTAATATTTATAATAAACGGAGTCTCATTATGCGTAAATCAAAATATGAAAATCAATTCACCATTGGGCAAAAATTTGGAAAATGGGAAATAAGTAACACAAAAATTATTCCCCATGAAAAATCAAAAGAAGCACAAATAGAATGTAAATGTGAATGTGGGAAAAAAAGACTAGTTTATTGTCTTACTTTAACAAAAGGACAATCTACTGCTTGTTTTAATTGTGGTCATGGAAATAAAGGAGAAAATAATTCTAAATGGAAAGGATATAAAGAAGTTCCTGGAGCTTTTATTAATAGAATAATGAATAGAAGTAAAAAAGCAAACAGAGAAGTAGAAATAACTGCTGAGAATATATATAATCTTTGGATAAAACAAAATAAAAAATGCGCCTTATCTGGCCTACCTATTGACTTTATTAACACAAACCCAGGTAATATTAATAGAAAAGAAAGTAAATACGATTTAATATGTACCGCTTCTCTAGATAGAATAGACTCAAATAAAGGATACACAATAGATAATACCCAACTAGTACATAAAGATGTAAATATGATTAAAAAAGAATATGATCAAAATTATTTTCTTTCTTTATGTAAACTAATAACAGAAAACTTGGCCATATAAGCCCTCTTTTGTATATTTATGTAGAAGATAATATGTCGTTTATTAAGAAATCACACGAGACCCCATTATGTTTACTCGAAGATAGTAAACAATTCAATGATTATGATTACTGTTTACCTCATTTATTAGACAAAGAACCAGTATATGAGGAGTATTTTCGCCGTGCTAAGGAAGAAGGTCGTTATATTATAATGGACAATTCTCTTCACGAGTTAGGTGAAGCTTATGATTGGGAAAGATTAAAATATTGGATTAATGAAATTAAACCCAATGAATTTATCGTACCCGATTCTTGGGAAAATGCTAATGTTACCATTTCTAATGCAGAAAAATGGGCTGCTATGAAAGACTGGCCAGAGGAAGTAATGAAAGTAGCAGTAGTTCAAGGTATAGGATTACACGATTTGATTCGTTGTTATGAGTCATTTAAATTATTAGGTTATAAGAAAATTGCATTTCCATATGGTTTAACATTTTATTCCAAATATGTAAAGCATCCTAATGTTGATATGGCTAAAATGTTAGGTAGAATTTCTATTGTTACTCATTTCCACAATGTTAAAATAATTTCTCAAGGTGATAAAATACATTTATTAGGATGTTGTTTACCTCAAGAATTTTTATACTACCAAGGATTTACATCAATTGATACTATTGATACCTCAAATCCTATTATCGCCACTATTGAGGGTATTAAGTATAAAGAATATGGTTTAATTACTAAACCTAAAACAAGAATCGATGATGTAATGTACATTGAGTCTGAACGTATTGATTATCAATTACTCACCTATAACCTAGAGTATTTTAATAAGATCAATAAGCTTTAATTTGGAGGATTAAAAGACTTTTTGTATGTTATAAGTATGGAAAAATTTCTATCACTTTATGACTACCTAAAGAGACCAGCAGGTAGAGAATTAGGAGTTCAAGTAAGTACAGCCGCTCAACTTGAAGATATTCCAATCCAAACCAAAGAAGTAAGCAACTCAACATACTCAGGACCAATTCAAATGTATCCTGAAAATTGGTTAGATACTTACTTTAGTAGAGGACCTAAATCCGCTACAGAAATCCTTTACAACGAACCAGATGACTTACCTTTTTAAATTATGGAAAAAATAGATATTAACCCCGCCTGGGAGGCTGAAATTAAAAAAGTATTAGATGCTATTTGGGAAAATCGTTTTCGAATGAGCTTGTCTAATCTAGAAAAGTTACGTAAATTAGCAAATAAAACAAAACTATGAATAAACAAGCAGTATTATCATTAAGTGGAGGTATGGATAGCTCCACCTTGCTGCTTCATCTACTCGCCAATGGCTATGAAGTAACATGTTTATCCTTTGATTATGGACAAAAACATAACGTTGAATTAGAACGTGCTAAAGAATTAGTAAAGTACTTAAATGCTCATTCGCGTTATGAGGATGAACAGTATTTTCCTAAAATAAAGCACCAAACAATTACCTTAAAAGGGCTTGACAAACTACTCAATTCCGCACTTGTAAAAGGTGGAAATGATGTCCCTGAGGGACACTATGCTGAGGAAAATATGAAAGCAACAGTTGTCCCTAATCGCAATAAAATTTTTAGTTCAATCATTCAATCAGTAGCATTAAGTATAGCAAATGAAAAAAATACCGAAGTTGAAATCGCTATGGGTATCCATGCAGGCGATCATGCCATTTATCCCGATTGCCGTCAGGAGTTTCGAGATATTGATTACGCTGCTTTTTGTGCTGGTAACTGGGATGCTGATCGTGTCAGGTATTTTACTCCTTATTTACATCTCGATAAGGCTGGCATTTTAGAAGATGGTGAAAAATGCTGTACTTATCTTCATTTAAATTTTGATAAAGTATATGTTAAAACAAATACATCTTACAAGCCAATGATCCATATTGTTTTTGACAGCTATGGTAACCCATCAGAAGAATGGTTTAGTGACTACAAATCAGCATCATCTGTTGAACGAGTAGAGGCATTCATAAAACTAGGACGCAAAGACCCAGTAAATTATGCTGATGAGTATGGTCCTGTAACTTGGGAGTATGTAAAAGAGTACGTATCTTCGGTTTTAGAAAATTATGAGGACGCCAAAACGACCAATATTTAAACCTAAAGAGTACATTATTGTTAACAAACACGGGGAAGCATACATCGGAATGATGTATGGTTCCCTAGTTTGGTCCAATAATTGGAAAGAAGCAAAACCACTATATAAAGAAAATACCACCCGTATTATAGAACATTATCCGGGTGCCGAAATTGTAGAATTATGAACCACCCAGACCCAAAAAAACACCAACAAATTAGTTTTATCAAATCCGCTATTCGTATCTTAGGATATGCTTTTTTATTCCTTGATATCGAAATAGCAGCACTTACTTTAATATTTAGTGAGGCTATTGGTATTTATGAGGAACTAGTATGAAAACTTTAATATATTTCTCCGCCGCATGGTGCCAACCATGCAAAACCTTATCTCCTATTATGGAGCAAGTAGGCAAACAAGTCCCTGTAATAAAAGTAGATGTTGATGCTCAAAAGCAATACGCTGCTGATTTTGGAATAAGAAACATTCCTACAGTAGTTCTTGTGGAGAATGGAAAAGAAGTTCGTAGATTTACAGGAGTTAAAGCATTAAATGAAATTTTAAATTTTTATAAATAAAATGGGTAAACACATATCAACAAAAGTTTTTGACGGATTTAGTTGTGTATTTCGTCAATGGAAAGCAGAAGGCACACATTGTAGATTCCTCCATGGCTATGGAGTAAGTTTTAAAGTATGGTTCGAAGGTGAACTTGATGAACG